AAGATTAGGGAATCTATCTTTTAGTACCTTATTAATAATAGTATTCTGTGCAATACCACCAGAATAACCTATAACATCACCATCCTGAGCAAATTCTTGAAAATGTTTTAAGAATAACTGTTCTGTCTGTTCATGAGCAGTATGAACATAATCAAGGATATATTGCATATCATGAGCACGAGGTTCTATCCTATTGAAATTCCATAACTGATCCAGTTTATCAATATGGTCTACTGGCACTACATCTGAATTTTCTGATCCATATGCCTTCATTGCCATTATTTTACCTGCATGGTCAAGGTAATTACCCTGTAATTGGATGATTGCACCCAAATGTGACATTATAAACCCAAGACTTGCAGAATTGAAGATATCCTGTGCATTTGACTTACCAGAATCAATTAGTTTCCCATCTCTCCATACACTTCTATACATCCAGTCATCACCAAACCCATCAAACACAAAATGGAGATTTGGTTCAATTCCCAAAGGCCAGAAACTTAGTGAATGAGCATAATGGTGGTCAATTCTATGAATAATGCAATTAAACCCCAAATCCCTAAAAACGGGAATTTCGACTGATTCTGTTTGTTTCTGTGGATCATATTCTATCTCATTATGAACATGTGAGTCCATAACAATACCTACTGCATCTACCTCTTGAGGTACTATATTCCATTCCTTGAGTATCTTTGTCCAACCATAAAGACCCTCAAACCCAAAATGTTTAATTTGAAGATCTCTCTCAAAAGACATATATCTTATCTTTTCACCATCAAAGTAAGTCACGTTTGAATCGTGGGAATCTAAACGAAGTGCTAATAATTTCATGTTACTAAATGGTGTTGTGGTAAATGGTCAAAATATCCAAACTTAAATGCCTGATCTATTTCCCATATAAACATTGGATGAGCAATTGGTGAGGTTGTCCAAGCATCTTCTAGTTGGACAGCACCCTCAAGACTGAATCGTTTATTCATGCAAATCTTCATCCATTCCGATCCCTCTAATTGTTTCTGAGAGATTTCCTTTGCATTTTTCCAAAAAGGAGTATCATAAACACTTCCTCTATGATAATGGAAAGCAATAAGATCTCGAAATGAATCAATATACTCTTTATAGTTGTAATTTAACTGATCTTCCCCTAAATCACGAACAAAGTAATCTAAGAACTGTGTTGCCATAACAGTATACAGTGGAACTGCATATCCGTGAAGAGGTTCGTAATTGAATAACATATTACCCTGTCTAAGGATTCTACGATCAGCAATCTTCTTAGAATGGTAATTATCCCATTTTAGTACATGAACATTCTCTTTGAGAACATCATAGTTTATATGGGCTTTAGGGATCCTATGAGTATGTAGAAACTCATGTGAGTTCCTAATTGCGTCCTCATCTGTAGTAATACTCCTATTAAAAAGATATCCCCAATTACTCCTATGATGAACAGGAACCCCAAACATCCATCCATCGGGAGTTGCTAGTGCATAGGTAAAATCCCAATCGCCAGGATGAGGACACATATTCAAAACAGCGGAATTTACTGGAATACTGTCAACATGTTCAAAAGTGTCATCTACCGATTTTGGGATTCCTCGAGCATCTATGACAAAATCGTATTCTAGCGCTTTTTCACCTAATTGGATATATGCCTTAGATTCATCTTGCCAAATTCTGTCCACATAACCATGAATCTCTTTAAACTTGTGAGACCAATAATGGGACATTCTAGGCAAAACAAAATCCCTCAATGCAAACGTATCTGCATGAAGGGCTTGACATGATAGGGTCATGTACCCATTGGTAGAATCAGGATAGTTCTGTGACTCTTGCCAGTCAACGAACATAATTCCTTGTTTTATCTTTGCGTTTAACTTCTCTAAATCAAACGGAAAGGAAAATTGGGTTGCTCCACGTATTAACTGTACAAAATCATGTCCTAATGATTCTCCTACCCCAAATATAGGTACATCTGGGTCATGAATTATATCAACCTTAATCCATTCATGTGATCTAGAAACTAATGCCATGGCACAGGTGACACCACCTGTACCTCCACCAACAATTGCTACTTTCATAATAAGCGACCTTGTGGCTCAAAAAAAGCTCGGAGTTTTTTTCAGCGCTTTCTCAGAACCAAAAAGCGTTTTCACATGCCAGGTGGGCGACTTGGATCTTGACCACCTTGGCCAAATCCAGGCGGAGGGCCTGGAAAACCTTGAGGACTATTTTGTGGTGCTCCCATGCCTGGGTTCTGAAAACCTTGACTTAAACCTTGGCCAGGGCCAGGTTGTGGCCACCCATTATGTGACTGTGCTGCTCCACCTACTTCAAAATTTGCATTGATTCCACCATCTTGCATCTTCTGGAATCCATGTTCTACTCTATGTGATTCCACAGCAGCAAGAGTATCATCAATCTTCTTTTCCAATTCTTTGATCTTAAAAAGGATCAAATCAATTTTGTCTTCCATTAACGTCCCTCCCGTGATTTATTTCTAATAGTTATATGATTGCCCTCGACGGCAAACTCTAGGTAATCTGTATGATCCCACTCAAGTTCTTCATAGAGTTCATTAAGTTTATCCATATCATCCCACAGATCGGTGGGAGTGGGTTCACCCCAAAAAGGATTTTCTTCCATTTTAATTATTGGATGGTTGTTTGAAGTACTTGTCTATAACCTCAACTTGATCATGATATCGAGCAATCTTATCAAGTTCCGTTTGAATGGCTTCAGTAATGTCGGAATGTTCTCCTATACCCGCAGGGTGTTCTAGATAAACATTAACATTGGCCTTATGTTTGGCGATCTCACCTTGAGCGTGAGCTTTCACTGCCGATAATAATTGTTCTCTCATATGTAGCATAGTTATACAAGTTGGTGTAATTGAAGGTATTTAACAGTTTCGACACAACCACCAATGGTTGTGGCATCTACAGATACTTGAGGAAATGTAGATTCCTCACCAAACTGTCCGATAAAGGCCTCTTTAGTGAAGTCTTTGTCTAATTTATACTCGACATACCGTAGTTGTGCTAATTGTAACACAGAAATGACCTTTTCGCAATGAGTACAGCCATCTTTTGAGTAAACGGTGAAATTCATTCTTTCTCGTGCTCGAAGTGTTCTTTTACAATTTCATTGAATTGTTTAAAGGATGATTGACAATTAGGAGGATCAGGATACTTATATCCTTTCATCTTTCTCCAATCTCCATGCATTGCACCAAGAATCCATGATTGAGAAAGACTTCTAGGCCCATTCTCCAATATTTCTAGTTGAAATTTGGACAAAAGTTTATGACTTTTATACTCCTCTCTCCAATTGGAATCATCCCATGTAGTAGGATCAGTATTCATCAGAGTAATATTGCTCCTATAACAAATCCCTTACTAAAAGAAAGAACCAACATCTGATAGTCTGTAAGGTTGAACTTATCTTGTATCTTTCTTGCCCATTTTCTGTCAAATTCCACGGCCTTATCGAACCAAAGTTTAGGATTAAAATTCCACATGGTTTTTACCTAAAATTATATTTAGCATAAAAAAAGGGAACCCGAAGGTTCCCTTAAGTATATCAGATTATTCTGTTTTTATCAACCAATAGAAGGAGCAATAAGTGCAACTTCAGATGTCTCAGCAGATGCTAAGTCAAGTGGGAAGTTGTGAGCATTACGCTCGTGCATTACTTCCATTCCGAGGTTCGCTCTGTTAAGAACATCACCCCAAGTTGGAACAACCTTTCCGTTTGCATCAACTACAGACTGGTTAAAGTTAAATCCATTCAGGTTGAATGCCATCGTACATATACCCATAGAAGTCAACCAGATACAAACAACTGGGAAAACTGCTAGGAAGAAGTGTAACGAACGTGAGTTATTGAATGAAGCATATTGGAAGATCAAACGTCCAAAGTAACCATGAGCGGCCACGATGTTGTAAGTCTCTTCTTCTTGTCCAAACTTGTAACCGTAGTTCTGTGACTCATTCTCTGTTGTTTCTCTGATTAGAGAAGAGGTAACGAGTGAACCATGCATGGCAGAGAACAAAGCACCACCGAACATACCTGCAACACCAGCCATATGGAATGGGTGCATTAGTATGTTATGTTCTGCTTGGAACACGAACATGAAGTTAAACGTACCAGATATACCTAGAGGCATACCATCTGAGAACGATCCTTGTCCGAAAGGATACACTAAGAATACTGCAAAAGCAGCGGATACTGGAGCAGAGTATGCAACACAGATCCAAGGACGCATACCTAAACGGTATGATAATTCCCACTGTCTACCCATATAGGCAGAGATTCCAATAAGGAAGTGGAAGATTACCAACTGATATGGACCTCCATTATACAACCACTCATCTAGAGTAGCAGCTTCCCAGATGGGATAGAAGTGTAGTCCAATTGCGTTGGAAGATGGAACAACAGCACCAGAGATGATGTTATTACCAAACATTAAAGAGCCAGCAACAGGCTCTCTGATTCCGTCGATATCGACAGGAGGGGCAGCTATGAAAGCAACTATGAAACAAGTTGTAGCAGCGAGTAAACATGGAATCATTAAGACTCCGAACCAACCGACATAGATTCTATTCTCGGTTGATGTTACCCACTCACAAAACTGGCTCCAATTCTGCAATGGTGACTGCTCTCTACGTTGTAGAGTTGTCATTGAATTAAGAGTGCGGTTTTACTTGTATGAAGAGGCATATCCCCATGGCCTCGGTTAGGGGTAGTAAGGAAGGTTCCTATCGCCGCTACTCCTGAACCTACAAGGGGAGCACCGCAGTCAGATCTAGCTGACCTGACATATTATATATGCTCTGTTAAGTTTTGTCAAGTTTTGGTAAAAAATAAGCCTTATAGTAGTCTACAACACCATTAGTGGTGAACTGTTTTGCCACCCATTCATCAGCACAATCATAGATGCTCTGATGATTACCAAACTTTTTGAATAATATTGTTAGTGTTCTTTGTCTTAAACTTACTTGGTCTTCGACCTTAGTTTCGTATGTTATTGTCATTAGTGTTTATGTGCTATCCCCAGCTCATGTTTACGTGCGTGTTCTGCAATAGGATCCCTTAATTCTTTCTTACCAGATCCAAATGTCTGCCATATTCCTAGTCCAACTAGAAGAAGGAGAAGAGAGGCAATAAAAATTACCATTATCATATTAATCCCAGACTCCCAGCAGTCATACCGACTGCTACAAAGAATCCAAACTCCAACAGACCATGAGCACCTGCTGGAGTGTCTATTATTATACTATTGAAGAAGATACTGACCGGCATTGAAGTAAATGTATGCGCCTACAGATGATGCAAATAATAATTGGTACATTGACTAGGTAAAAATACTCTACAGATTTATATAGGTATTTCTACTCTTAGTCAAGCACCTGATGGTACAGGAACTGGTTGCATCTGACCGACTCTTATGCCTTTTCCACCATTTGTATCATCATCGTCGTCATTATTGAACGCACGTAGAAGAAGTTCAATTACGACTAAAGCAGTCATGGGATAAAAAACCCAGAGGACTGCCATTAGTGGTGATATACTGTCTGATGCGGCTACTAAGTCGCCCATTTTTGTTCCTTTGAAGATAAACTATGAGTAAGTATTTAGTTTTGTAAAGTTCTAGGATAAAAAAACCTAGCTGAAGTATTGGAACTTAGTGTAAGCGGCCATGATTGCCCAGAAGGCCATCATTGCGAACCTACCGTTTGCTCTGTTCCAAATTGCGATGTTAGTATCTTCCATTAGAATATGCCTGGAATGATTTGGCCTGTTGTTGCATATGCACCTAATGCTGCAACTACTCCGATCATGGCCATCCAGCCATTAAACTTTTCTGCTTCTGGTGTCATTGTTTTTGTCCTTTCGTTAGATTGTGTTAAGGGTTAGAAAGTACCTGCATTTGCAGGAGTGTAAGAGACCTTGTGGTCTTAGAAGATGCCAGGAATAACTGCACCGAATAAGATGTAGTTATGTACTGCTGCAAAGAATCCAATCATCGCTAGGCGACCATTGAGTTGTTCTGCGTTCTCCCAGTAGTTTACATTCATTACCTCTATTGGAGGCTCTGCTGCAAACATGTTTTGTCTTCCACCATCTTCGGTGGTGACATACCTTGCGGTTGAACTTGTCATTCGTTTATTAAGAAACGTAACAATATTATATAGTAATGTAACGTTTTCTGTCAAGTATAATTACCTACGTCCTTGTACGGTTTACTCGACCCTGGCGAGCAAAAAATTACCCGACTTTTTTTTCCGCTATTTCTGAAACTAAAAGTCTATTTTCCATATCCTCTCACAATAATCCCTAATCGATCTGTCAGAACTAAAGAACCCTGACCTAGAAATATTCAGTAGTGACATGGTGTTCCAACGTTCTCTATCTCTCCAAGCACTACTCACATCATCCTGAGCACGAATGTAATCTTGTACGTCAGCCATCACACAGAATGGGTCATGGTCTATAAGATTATTTAATAATGGTAAGAAGATATCCTGATCACCCTTAGAGAAATGTCCACACTTGATCAAATTAATTGCTTCCCAAACTTCATCATTCATATGATCTTGAGGTCTGTATCCTTGCTTCCATAATTCACTGATCTGTGACTCATTGTTTCCAAAGAGGAAGAAATTCTCTTCTCCTACTAGGTTACGAATCTCTACATTGGCACCATCTAATGTACCTATAGTAAGAGAACCATTCATCTGGAACTTCATGTTACCTGTACCAGATGCCTCCTTACCAGCAGTAGAGATCTGTTCTGATAGATCCGCAGCGGGATATACTTTCTCCCCTAACTTCACACTGTAATTTGGTAGGAAGATAACCTTCAACTTACCATCCATATCTGGATCACTGTTAACAGTCTCAGCAATACCACAAATAAATTGTATGATTAACTTGGCCATGTAATAGCCAGGTGCAGCCTTACC